TGCTACATGACGGAGATTGACCCTCATTACTGCGATGTAATAATTACCAGGTGGGAGAACTTCACAGGTAAGAAGGCACAACTGCAATAGTTACCGTAAAATAAATACAATAGGTTACTAAAAAGTTACTATGAAAACAGATTGGGAATTAGTTAAAACAGCATACGTCACCAGTAATAAGGATATGCCGGAGATAGCCTCTGACTTTAAACTTGTGTACGAGGTAGTAAAGCGCCACGCCGCAAAGGAACGCTGGACAGAGCAAAGGCGTTTGTGGAGAGTCACAACAACCAAACAGGCATCAGAGAAGCGGTCATCAGAGATGGCCACGGATATCGCACAGTTTGATTCTGATTCCCTCAAGCTGGCCAGGGCCGGGTACTCGCTTATAGCTGATGACATACGGTCAAAGAAGCCGTCAAAGGATATCGCGGTTGCACTGGCTAACTTCCAGAAGGTCGGCAAGTTAGCATTCGGCGAAGCGACAGACAAACAGGAACAATCCGGGGCGATTAATATCTCGGTTGTGAGTGAAAAGGCAAAGGAACTGACAGCCGACATTATAGACGGTAAAAATACCATCTAGCCAGGCCTATTGGAAATGGTTGATACTGAGGTTTTACGTCATGAAATCAGGCACATGGAACGGCACTCGACATTATTCAAGGTGCTGAAAGAGGAACTAACGGCGCTCGGATACTGGCGCAATCAGAAACGCGGCAACCCACGCGCCGGATATGAGGCACAATGCAACTCCAAACAACCGTAATATATGAGAAGAACGCAGCGGCATGGGTAGACAAGAAGCGCCGGGCGCTTAACGAAGGTGGCACCGCAAGCTCAAAGACTTATTCGATACTTCAGTTACTTATATTAATTGCACAACATGCCAAATCGAGGCTATTGATAAGCATAGTTTCAGAATCACTCCCTCACCTTAAACGAGGTTGTATCAGAGATTTCAAGGTTATTTTAGGAGATGCGTTTGACGATGACAGGTACAACAAGTCAGAGCAAACATATTCATTCGGCAACGGACTAATAGAGTTCTTTCCCGCAGACGAACCCTCGAAGATGCGCGGCGGCCGGCGGGATATACTTTTCATCAACGAGGCGAACAACGTCTCTTATGAGGCGTACCGTGAGCTGGACATCAGGACTAGGCTTTTCACAATCCTCGACTGGAACCCTGTTAGTGAATTCTGGGCGCACGAGAATCTGTTAAACAAACCAGAAAACGAATACATACATTCTACATACCAAGACGCTATCGGCGTTCTGCCACAGGAAGTGGTTGACAATATCGAATCTAATAAAGAGGACGCGAACTGGTGGAACGTTTACGGTCTGGGGCGCATAGGCAAGATCGAAGGTCTTGTGTATCCGCGCTTCGACCAGGTAGAGGAACTCCCACAAGGCAACACAGTCTACGGTTTGGACTTCGGGTTTAGCGGGGATCCGGCGGCGCTGGTAAAGAACATCATCACACCGCAGGAGATTTACTCAGACGAAATATTCTACATGACAGGTCTCACAAATCAGGATATCTCGGTAAAGATGGAAGATGCCGGGATGCGGAAAGGTTACGACCTTATCTTTGCGGACTCGGCAGAGCCAAAGTCTATCGAGGAACTTCACCGGATGGGGTGGAACATCAAACCTGTTGTGAAGCAAAAGGATAGCGTAGAGTACGGACACCAAAAGGTAGGTCAGCACAAACTATACTGGACTAAACGCTCATTGAACTGTATCAAGGAGCAAAGGAATTTCCGGTACATAGCGGACAAGAACGGAAAGTTAACAGAGAAGACAACGCATCTATTCAGCCACGGCCAAGATGCCAGACGATACGCACTAATCGGCGAAATAAAACCATTCCTGATAGGTTAAAGAATGTTTGAACAATTAAGACGAAATATAGCAGTCTCAATCATGCCAGAACGCAAGGCGGACAATCGGTTAAACCTGTCGTCGTTTAGCACACCGGGACAACCCGTGTATAGTCAGATGACTATTCAGAAGGCGACACGCGAAGGATACAAACTATCCCTCTATGTCTACCGCTGTGTTCGGACTATTGTTCAGTCCGGGTCAGGTATCCCGTGGATTGTGCTCGACAAAAAAGGCGAACAGATACCGAACCATCCGTTTGAGATGGTTATGAAACGGCCTAACCCTGAGATGTCAGGGCAGGACTTAAACGAATATTTGATTGCACATCTTAAGCTAGTCGGCAATGCACTATGGCAGCCGATTATTGTCAGGGGACAGGTGGCGGAGCTGTGGCCGGTCATGCCGGACATGGTCAAACCGATCCCTTCGAAAACACCGGGCCAGTGGTTGGACGGATACGAGGTTACAGAGGCAACCGGGAGGAGCTACATCAAACCGCCTGAGACGTTCATACATTTCATGCAGTTTGACCCAGGGAACCCGTACTGGGGTATTGGTGATCTTCAGTCCGCAGGTCGCACAATAGACACCGACAACGAAGCTCAGGACACACAAAAGGTCTCGATGCAGAACCGCGGTGTCCCGTCAGGAATATTTAAATACACAGACGTATTAACAGAAGAACAATTCGAGGAACAGAATCGACGGATACAGGAAATTTATTTAGAGAAGTCCAAACGCCGCGCTCCGTGGGTGTTAGGCGGTGGTGCCGACTGGCAGGCAATGGGCATGTCACCTGTTGAAATGGACTACGTATCATCGCGGCTATCGAATAAACGCGACATAGCGGCGGCCTTTGGCGTTGACCCATGGTGGTTAGGTGATAAAGAGGCCTCAACGTATAACAACGTCAGTGAAGCACGTAAGGCATTATATGAAACAGTTGTGCTGCCCCTCCTTGACGATGTTAAATCAACACTTAACCTTAAGATAGCACCCATGTACGGCGATGTCACAATTACTTATGACACGACAAACATAACTGCGCTCAGGGATGACTACGGAAAGAAGGTTGACCAGGCTGCAAGGTTGTGGGCTATGGGCGTACCGATGCAGCAGATAAACGATAAACTAGAAATGGGGCTTGATGAGTTTGACGGATGGGATAATGGTTATCTTCCTTTCTCTGTTGCACCTGTCGGCAGCGGACAGCCGGCGGAGGAAGTACCCGCCACTGATGAACCAGTAAAAAAAAAGTCACTAGATAGTGAAGAACAGAAGTTTACTTACTGGAAGCGCATCGACTCACGTCGCATGGCATACGTACCGTTAATCCAAAAGAAAGTTATCGCACTATATAAACAGGAAGCAGATGCGGTTATTAATGCAATCGATAACGAAAAGTCAATCAAGGCAAGTCCAGAAGACCTGGCGGACAAAGCCAAGCGCGCTATCGAAGGGTTACAAAAAGCATGGATAGCGTTACTCACAGCGACAGGGCTTACATTAATAGAGGACTTCGGGGCGCAGACCGCCGCGGACATCGGTTCCGTATTCAGTCCCACAACAGACCGTGTCAAAGAATGGCTACGAAAACATGCTGCAGAAAGCGTAACGTCTATTGCGTCTACTAACCTTGACGAAGTACGAGCCGTGATTGTCAAAGGCGCAGAAGATGGTCTCACAAATCGCCAGATAGCAACGCAACTAAGAGAGTTCTACGAGGACAGATCGGTAAGTAAGGCGATGCGAGTCGCCAGAACTGAAATAGCTTCGGCTGCAGGGTTCGGGCAACATGAATCCGCAAAGCAGGGCGGCAAAGACACTCACAAATGGTTATCCTCTAGGGACGATAGAGTACGAGAATCCCATTCAGATATAGACGGCGAAGAGCGGCCGCTGGGCGAGGAATACTCGAACGGTTTGTTATATCCCGGCGATCCGTCTGGGGAACCAGAAGAGATGATTAACTGTCGCTGCGTAGAGCAGTATTATTAGGGGGCACAATGGAACGCAAAATAGTAGAATTCAAACTTGATAGTATCGATGAGGAAGAGGGCGTGTTTACCGGCTATGCTGCCACGTTTACCAATATACCTGATTCATACAATGACGTCATTGAAAAGGGAGCCTTCACAAAGACTCTTCAGGAAGGCGGTAAGCGCATCAAGGTGTTGTGGAATCATAACGTCAATGAACCCATCGGGAAGCCG